GACCTGCAATCGGCCATAGGCCAATGGTGCAAAGACAACCCCGAGCCGATCTTAGGCATAGGCGATGAGCGTAAAGCCGGATGGACACAACGCGATCACTCATGGCTGGCGTATTACGACAAAAGCGAGCGGGGGAAATTCTTACCACGTGGAAAAAACAATCTGATTAGCCTGCTGCGAGAGCAATGTCCCGCCGTGGTTTGCTACCTAGGCAATAAGCCTCATAGAAGCCCGCTGGGGCCGGTCTAAGGCAAATCCGGTCGGGTAGGGGCGGGCGATACATAAAGACCGCTGGCGACCCCTCCCACGATAAGCAAAAAAAGACCCCGGTTGTGACGCCGGGGCTAAGTTTGGAGGGAGGAAACATCGTCAGACTAAATTACTCCTTCGTCCGGTTCAACGTGGAATTTGTCGCGAAATACCTCGCTCACATCACCTGCATTGTCTGCCGCCGCGCTAGGCAGGAGGTCCATCATAGTGCTGATTATATCCTCATACCGGTAATGCCGGTTGCAAAAAACTTCCGGCTCCCCCACTGCCTTGATGTAGTTTATGGCGTTTATCAGCGCCACCCGGATATGCTCGTTTTGTTGCAAACACTTGTCAGTTTCATCATTGGCAAAATTAATCCAATAATCACGGTTCGATGACATTGTAGGTCTCCCGGTTGTATTCTATGTCTTTACGCAACGCCAATAGTTCCACTAGCGCCCCGTTGAGGGATATGCGGTCGTCTTTCGACTTGGAGTTTGTAATTTGGGTGCGCAATTGGGTAATCCGGCGCGAAAGGCGCTCCATCACGTCAAGCGGTGGCAGCATTAGAGCCTCCCCATAAGATAACCGGCGAGTGCGCCGACCATCACGGCAATCAGTATGCAGCTCGCTATAGGCAGCGCCGTCCGCCGTTGTTTTTCCTGCCAGATACCGTATTTTAAGTGGGCGTTCCGCTGTTGCATGGTCATATCCTCCTATTATTATCCTAATCTTATCTCCGGCGTGATTGCCTGATACCCATTTATAGACCGCACTCCCGCTGTCAAGCAATTAAATCGAGGTCAAGCATATTATTTTGCCGCGGTCCATACGTCGCATTCTCTTCCCCAGCGTACACGCGCGCACGCGTAGTATATACTTAGCTATAGGTAGCTAAGCTAAGGCCAAGCTCAACCGACAAGCAAGACGAGCAAGCCGCCAAGCTAAGCCAGGTTGAGCGTGCGAGGTTGGTGGTGATGGCCTCTACCCGCGCCGGTCCCAATTGGGGCTTTTCTATCCGCGCCGGCCCGGATAAAGCGGCTCTCTTGCTGTGCATTCAAGCCTGTTCTGTTTGCTGTTCGTCATGCCCTGGTCTGGCACTGGGCAGGCTCTGGTATGGGCTTGGCATGGGCCTTGGGGGGGCTGGTGCGGGTGCCCCTTTCGTCCCTCCCCCCAGCCAAAAACTAGATATACTGGCGTGTAAAACTATGATATGGACTTAATAGGAGGGCATGTAAGATGGTTAAGAGGCGCGAGTCGTTAAACCGCTTAGAGCGTATTTTGGACATGTGGGTTACGAACCATCGTTTGCGGGACATTTGCGAGCGGGAGAGTGTTTCGATGGCGACTGTCTTTGCTTATTTGAAGTATGCTCGTGGGACTGGGGATCATCGCGCTCATGTGCGTGCGGTTCGGTCTTCGCAGAAGCCTGTTTGGTTTTTGGATGGTTGTGTGCTGGCTGGTGAGGGTGGCGCTGACTTTGCGCTGTTGAAGCAGTTGTTATGGCCTCATGGTTATGTTCCTGCTTCGTGGCGGACGATTTTCAGTATCTTGGCGCGGCGTTGTCGGAATGACGGCCATCTGATTGATTGCAGGAAGGGGGCGTATTTTTATGTTGGACTTAACGTGGTCACTGAAGTCTCGCCTGCTGTTGAGCAGTAATTTGTATGGCGTAAGTCTGGTATGAAGTTTGATCTGCGGAAGTTTTATCGGTTTTGTTCTGAGCTTCAGATTGAGACCAAGGAGCAAGGTCTAAAGAAGCTTGGCACATTGCTTGGCACTCAGCGTTACGTGATGGAGGAGATGCAGCGTGGGCTGGAGGATGGTGCGCATCATTTTGTGATTCTCAAGGGTCGGCAGTTGGGGATTACGACGATAAGTTTGGCTCTGGACTTGTATTGGGTGTTTACTCATCCTGGCTTGGGCGCGACGTTGGTGACTGATACCGAGGAAAACCGGGAGATGTTCCGGAGCACTTTGGGCATGTATCACGAGCATTTGCCGCGTGAATGGAAGATGCCGGTTGATAGTCACAATCGGAACCAGATGGTTCTGAAGAACCGTAGCCGGCTGTTTTATCAGGTTGCTGGTGTGCGGGCGAAGGGGACTTTGGGGCGCGGCAAGGCAATTACTTATTTGCACGGCACGGAGACAAGTTCATGGGGCGATGAAGAAGGTTTGGCGTCACTGCTTGCTTCGTTGGCAGAAACCAACTCTGACAGGTTGTATATGTTTGAGAGCACGGCGCGAGGCTTCAACATGTTCCATGATATGTATGTCACGGCCAAAAGGGCCAAGACGCAGCGCGCTATATTCTGCGGTTGGTGGCGGAACGAGTTCTACTCGATTGACCCGGAGTCTCAGGTCTACAAGGTTTACTGGGATGGACGATTGACGGGCGAGGAGAAAGAGTGGACCCGCGACATTAAGAAGCTGTATGGGGTTGAGATCAATTCCCGGCAGATGGCTTGGTGGCGGTGGAAGCTGGCGGAGGGCATCCGCGACGAGTCTCTGATGTATCAGGAGTTCCCGCCGACTGAGGACTATGCGTTTGTAATGACGGGCAGTTCTTTCTTTTCAAACGCTCGCTGCACGGATGCGATGAAGGACGCGAAGAAGCTGGTGCCCGAGGTCTATCGCTATGTGATGGGCGCGCACTTTGCTGATACCGAGGTAATTCGGTCGACTGAGAAGTTGGCCACTCTTAGGATATGGGAACAGCCGATAGACACGGCTTACTACGTTATTGGGGCGGATCCGGCGTATGGGTCGAGCGATTGGGCGGATAGGTTTTGCATCAGCGTTTGGCGGTGTTATTCTGACGGCATGGAGCAGGTTGCGGAGTTTGCAACCAGTGAGTTGAATACCTACCAGTTTGCTTGGGCGATTAGCCACCTTGCCGGAGCGTATAGGAACTCGACGCTGAATCTGGAAGTGAATGGTCCAGGGCAGGCGGTGATTAACGAGTTGAGGAACTTGCGGAGACAGGCGGTTAGCGCGGGCGGGCAGCACGGCAAAGACTTGATGGATGTGCTCGGTCACATGACCAACTACCTCTGGCGGAAGAATGATTCGATGGGCGGCCCCAGCAACGCGATAGGTTGGGTGACGACGGTATCTTCCAAAGAGCGGATGATGGCCTACCTCAAGGATTACTTCGAGCGCGGGATGATGAAGATTTGCAGCCAGGATTTGATTGAGGAGATGAAGACCATTCGGCGCGATGGCGGGTCTATTGAGGCTGGCGGGCGCGGAAAGGATGATAGGGTTATTGGTGCGGCTTTGGCGGCGGCGGCTTATGCTGAACAGGTTCAGCCTCGCTTGATAGCGATGAAACTGAGCCGGGCAGTAAGCAAGGCGCAGGAGAGCAGCACCCCTGAACAGTTGAGTGTTGGCAAGAATGTGTCGGATTATCTCAAGAAGATCGGAATGTATGGCACCTAATGAGCGTTCTTCCTAGAAAAGAGTTACTGGCGCGGATGGACAGGTTTGTCGCTGATAAAAAGCGCGGCATCCCATTGACGCTGTTTGCCGAGGTCGCCGGCATTACGTATGCGCTGTTTAGGAAGAACTTCACTGAAAAGACGATGACCATGTCTGAAACAACGCAAATCCGGGTTAGCCGCGCCTTGCAGCAGTGGGAGGACGGTGAGATTGCGGTGATGCAGGGTATGTATAATACCAAGTTCACTGAGTATCGCCGGGTTGCTAAGCCGAGGATGTATCGCCACTTGGGAGTGCAAGTGGTTGATGGACAGGTGAAAATGGACGTGGGCATCCGCAATAGAGCCGATTACTCGCGGCCAACGTTTGACCAACAACTCAAAAGCGGAAAGGGGACTAACAATGGCTATTAAACGTGATTACAAATGCGACGCGCACGGCTTCTTTGAGGCGTGGGAACCTGAGTGCCCGTCTGGCTGCACTGAAGGCGTCAATGTCGTATTCTTGCGCGCCCCAGTTTACTTGTCGGCTAGAACGAAAACGGCTGATAAGGCGCTTAGAGGCATGGCTAAAGAGTTCAACATGACCAACATCAAGAGCACGCGGGAAGGCGAGAACCAGGGCAACTACATCACGCGGAACAACGCGCCTGCCCCCAAGCAGGAAGAACAGATGCGGGAGGCTCGTCCGGGCGATAATGCGATTTGGGGTGGCGGCGCTGGAATCAGCCTGGCGAATGTTATGGGCGGCGGCGCATACAAGTCTGTTAAAGGCGAGTCGGTTAGTGTATTGCCGAGGGACCTGGGAAACTTGCCGGGGCCGCGGGCTGCTAGTTATACTGCCGACCATGAGGGGTTGAAAATCAAGCCATGATTATCCCATCCGACGCTGACGAGAGAGAGATGTTCTACCTGGACTTGGTGGAAAAGTGCTACGTCTCTCAGGACGAGAGGAAGGGTGATTATGTTTCCCTGCGTAGTTATTTCTTGTTTGGTTCCGGACCGGAGGAAAGCCCGGCGCACTACAACAAGATTTATCCGCACATTGACCAGCTCGTCGCCTTTCTCTACAGCGCGGATCAGACCCGGTTTTCAATTGCGATGGGTGCCTCGGTTAAGGAAGCCGAGCATTCCAAAGTCCCGATTCTAACGCAGGCCCTGAACGACGAGTGGTCTAACACCAACGCTGACAACATTTTCAGCATGGCCCTAACTTGGTCGCTGGTGTTTGGCTGCACGTTTGTAAAGTTGGTCCGGCGTCCTGGTGGCGTAGCCCCCTACATGGTCGATCCAGGTTCCATGGGCGTGCTGCGGGAAGATATTCCCTACACCGACCGGCAAGAGGCAGTCTGTCAGACCTATTATATCACGCGCTCGGAGTTGGCGCGGAACCTGTATCGGCATCCCAACCGCGATAAGCTCATGCGGCGCATTACCGAATCCAAGCACAAGCCGACAGAGATTCCGAATGCGGTCAATCGCATTATCATGTCTCAAAGCAACCCCACGATCTACGGCAACGTCAACTTGGACTTGTCGGGTGTGAATCGTATGCGGCCAGTGGTTGCCGAAGACACGGTGGAGATGCGGGAGCTTTACGTTTACAACGATGAAACCCATGACTATCAGATAGTTACCATTGCCGAACCGGGCGTGGTGATCTTTGATAGGCCGCTATGGGATGAGGACGCGAACAAGGCTGTCTTCCTCAAGGGGGAGTTGCCGTTCATCCACATCAACCCCAACCCGCAGTATGACTACTATTGGGGCCAATCCGAAGTTTCGCGGCTCGTTTACCTGCAAGAAATGCGGAATAAGCGGATGAGCGAGATTCTGGACCTGCTTTCCAAGCAAGTGAACCCGCCAACGGCTTTGATGGGCTTTACCGGCATCCTGGACGAGAAAAACTTCGCGTTGAACCGTGCCGGTGGGTTGATCTCTACCGACATGCCCAACGGGAAGGTTGAAAAGCTCGCTCCCACGATTCCGCAAGACCTCTACAAAGAAATCACCGAGATTGACGCCATGTTTGCCGAGGCTTCCGGCATTAGCAGCATTCTTGCTGGTCGCGGCGAGTCCGGCGTGCGGTCTTCTGGCCATGCTTCGCAACTGGCGCGTTTGGGGTCTTCTCGTGCGAAGAAGCGCGCTCTTGTGGCCGAGGATGCCCTTGAAAAGATGGCAACACTTTATCTGCGGCTGAAGCAGATAGACGACAACACCGTTTACCAAGACTCCAATGGGATGGAGTTTATCGCGGACCAGTTTACTAAGGATTTTGTGGTCAAAGTTGACGCGCATTCTAACAGTCCGATTTTTATGGAAGATTTGCGCACTTTGGCGTTTAATCTTTTTAAGGCCGGCGCGATTGATAAAAGCAGCCTGTTGGATATGTTGGAGCCTCCCATGAAGCAGATGTTGAAAGACAACCTGAAGAAGATGGAAGCAAAAGCCGCGTCCCAGCCGCCGCACGAAGGCGGCGCTAAACTCAAGCAGGTTAAGTGATGGCTGACGAAAGCCCTCGCAGCGACCAGCCTCGGATTCAGACCAAGGACATTAGTCCTGAAAGAAATAGCCAGAGCATTGAATATCGTGTATCCTCTATTCGCCCATCCGCGCCGCGTGCAGATAGCCGCCGCATGGATCGCGGATGAAAGAAGGTGATATAAATGTATCGTGCTTCAAAGCGTGCTCGTCGTCGGTCACGTTAGTTGACGGCAGTTCAAGGGGAACAACCCTAGCAGAGAAAGGAGATTCCCATGCGCAAGGGTCGTAAAGCTCGCCGGAAGTAACTAACGGACGGCCTTGGGCTGTTCGTTAGTCTCCGCGCTACCGTCCGCTGAGGGGGACGGACGTCAAAAAATATTCCCCCTTGTTTTTCCTGTGCGTTTTTTGCTAACGCAAAGACGTTAAAAAAATTGGAGCGGCTTGTGTCGGAATCTAACGCCAAGATGATGGAATTGATGCGCTCGCAGCAGCCGTCCCCTGGCGCTGATATGGGCGCAGACCCGAATGCACCCCAGCCTCCGTCGGGGTCGCCGATGTCTACGCCCGAACCTCGGATGGGCACACAAGAAGCGGCGCGTATAAATGTTGGCTTGGCGATGGACTTGCTTGAACAGTCTTTGCCGGGCTTGAGTGCGGAAAGCGATGAAGGCCAGAAAGTGATGTCGGCTCTCAAGAGCCTGACCGCTATGATGGGGCCTCGCACGGCCAAGACTAACGGACTCAAGAATGCTGAAATTCTTCAGATGTTGCAAACCCTGCCAAGTGCAGGTGGCGGCAGTCCTGAAGCTAGGGCTATGGCGGCTTCGCCGCCGATGCCCGGTGCGCCTCCGAGTGCTCCTCCGGGAGCAATGCCGGGCGCTCCTCCGCCGATGCCTCCGGGAATGCCCGGTGGTATGCCTCCAATGCCGCCGGGTGGCGGCGCTCCCCCCATGTAAGGGTAAGACCATGGAACTCTTTAAGCCGAGGGGCGCTGGTTCAATCCGCCGCCCGACTGATAACAGCCAAATGCACGGCCCGATCTACAACCCGTTGCGCTTCTCGCCGCTTGGTGGGCTTTCTTCCGCGTCAAAGGCCGGATCAAAGAACACTATGGCTATCAAGAAGCCCGGCGACGGGCACAAAGTCATCTGAGAAGGCTAGGGGGCCAACATGTCATCTCTTGAAGATCTTTCGCCAGAAGCCCGCGATGAACTCGCGTCTTTGGCGCGTCAGCTTGCTGAAAATCCGTCCACTCGCAAGGAGTTCTTGCGTCTGACGAAGAAGGCAAAGCCTGACATGACGATCCCGGAAATTGACATCGAGGATAGCACTAACCATGCTATTCATGCGTCAGACAACCGGGTTCGCCATCTTGAAGCGCGTCTTCAAGAAAAAGAAGCTCTCGAAGACCTCGAACGTCGTCGCACCAACCTGATGAAAAAAGGGCTTGTGCGGAACGAAGGCGAGATTGAGGAAGTGGAAAAGATCATGTTGGAGAGGGGCATTACCTCCCACGAAACCGCTGCGGACTACCATCGTTGGATGCGTGAACAGGCTGCGCCGACCTCCATGTCCTATAACCGGAACGTGATGGACGACTCGGCTAAAACTGCGCTTTCCTCCTTTTGGAAGAATCCTCAGATGGCTGCGCGAAATGAGGCGGCAAAGGCTTTACATGAGTTGAGGCGCAATCCTCGGCCCATTGGCATTTGACGGTTACAGGGGACTTAATCACTTTACGGAGATAAACCATGCCTATCGGTGGTGGCATTCTTCCGGCGACGGGTTCAACGCAGTATTCCGAGCTGACTTATGTCACGCGGCGTGCGTTTATCCCCAAGCTGGTTGTTCAAATCTACAACTCGACCCCGCTTCTGGCGGCGTTGATTTCTAACAGCCAAGTGGCCTCGGGCGGCGTGTCCTCGATCACCGTTCCGGTGCAGGGTTCGCAGTTCGTCAATGCCCAGTGGTCAGACTATAGCGGTTCGTTCAGCCAGCCAGCCGTCCAGCAGGGCGCGTTTGATGCTGAATTTAACCTCAAGTTGATGATCGCTCCGGTGCCATTCCTCGGGATGGAAGGCGCGGTTCAGCAGGACCACGCAATTATCCCACTCATTGAGGCTCGCATGAACGATGCGACCAACGTGATGATGGATGCAATGGCGACCGCGCTGTACACCAACACAACCAACACTCAGCAGTTCACTGGACTGCCAGCTGCGGTTGATGATGGCACGGGCACCGCGACTTACGGCAACATCACTCGCTCGACCACTCAGAATACTTGGTGGCGCTCGAAGGTGTATGCGGCTGGTTCGGTCAATCCGACCCGTCAGAACATTCTGCAATACATCTCCGGCACCGTGAAGAACGGCGCTGAAGTCCCGACCTTTGCGGTCTGCGGCTTCGGCACATGGACTTTGCTGGCGCAGGATTATGTCGGCCAAGAGCAATACGTTATCACGCCGGGTCACGGCTTTGATACCGATGCGAACGGCCCGCAGGCCGCGTTCCGCGCTCTCATGGTTGCTGGTGTTCCGGTCTATGCGGACCCGTATTGCCCTGAAGGCACGGTTTACTTCCTCAACACCAACTACCTATCGCTCTATATCCATGAGCAGGGTTCGTTTGTGTTCACGGGCTTTGAATCCACTCTGCCCAACTGGCAGATTGGTTATGTCGGCGCTGTTCTCATGATTGCGGAATTGGTGAACACCAAGCCGCGTTCCATGACGAAAGTCACCGGCTACAACAGCCTTTCGATTTAGGGAGCAGTCAAATGGCACTAGCCCTTAATAAAATCATCGTCTCCAACGCCAGCGCCAACACGGCGGCGGCGTATTTTCAGCCGGTTACGGTTGCAAGCGTAGGTGCGGGTAACGCTACTGCGATGCTTCTTTCGCAGTTTGTTCCTGCCGGCTTGTACTTGATGCTTCCGGCTGCCAACGTGACTATCGAAGTCAATAACTACACCGGCACTGCAAATAGCTGGAGCACGCTACTTGCTAATAACACAGGCGGCGTGTTGATTTCTGATGGTTTCAACGTCCGTGCAAATGCTGTTACTGGCACCCAAACCGTCACTCTGTTGACGGTAAACGGCGGTCAGGCGGCTACTGGCACGTACCTTACCTGAGGAATGACCCATGGCTAGTCCTGACTCCGTAAGCCAAAATACGCAAGATTCCTTTGGGTCTTACCGTATTGCTTTTGCCCCGGCTTTGTCGATTGCTGCAACGGGTAACGCGGTTGCTGCCCTTGCCATCCTCAGTGGTGGCATTGGTAGCGGCTCGTATATTATCCGTCGCATCACGGTTGCCAACCCGGCCAACACTGCGGGCGGAACTGTGCCTTCGCTGGCAACTGCCAACGTGACCATTCTAACCAGCAATGACGGTAACACGTCTAATGCGGTGACAACGGCTGCTGGGCAGCTGCTAGGCAACGTGACTGCTGTCAATACTTGGCAAGACCTCACGTTGGTCGCCGGCGCGGCCACTTCCGCCTATACCGCCAATGCGCTTTTTGTGAAGGTAGGTGTGGCTTCCGCCAACACTTCCGTCAACATTAGCGTTTGGGGCGATGTTGTAAGCTTCTGATGGAAACCGTATGGATCACCAATACTGGCACTGAGTTTTTGCAGGGCGCGTGGGACGGGGAAACCTTCAAGTTTCCGCCGCAAACGCCTGTGCAGGTGCCAATAGAGGTGGCCCGTGCGACCTTTGCCTATCAGATTGCAGATAAAGCACCCTGTTTGGTGCGACTAGGTTGGGTTCAAACGTCAAATGACGTTCCCAAGGGATTGGTGCGCCTTGCAGAGATTCAAATAAGCAATGAGGCACCTCAAAGTCGTCGCTTGATGTCCCCGGCGGCGGTCAACGCAACTCCTCTAGCCCCTCACCGGGCTGGAGGGGAAGCGAAGACCACACACGCTTCTCGATGACCAGGGGCGCGCATGACAACAACGCTTCAAAGTTACATAACGCAGTGTCAGCGGCTTCTGCATGACGCAAACGCGAACTTTTACTCCACAAGCGAGCTAACCGACTACATCAACGAGGCGCGCAACCGCCTGGTGCGGGATACCGGCTGCCTTCGCACCATTCAGATGTTGAACACGGCCACCAGCCAAGAGACATATACGTTTTCCGCGATGCCGCAGGGGTCGCAGACTATGGATATTCTGAATATCAACCTCTACTGGGGCAACAGCAGGGTTCCTCTGCGCTACCTGGCGTGGTCGGACTTCAACGCGCAGCTCCGCTATTGGCAAAACTACATTGGGCGTCCGATTGCGTTCTCGATGTATGGACCACAAACCTTTTATCTCGGCCCGGTGCCGGATCAGGTTTACGCCATGGAAATCGACACGGTGCTTGAGCCTGTTGCGCTGGTGAACACGACCGACGTTGATCCTATTCCCGACCCTTGGACTGGACCGGTTGCTTATTACGCCTGCCACACCGCCAAATACAAAGAGCAGGCTTACGGCGAGTCCGAAATCTTCAAGAACGAATACACCAAAAAAGTCCAAAACGTTCTCGTGGGAACTTACACGCGAAGGCTGCCGAATCCGTATAGCCAGGGGTACTAACCATGGCTGCGGCAGAACAGCGCAAACAGTATCTAGTCATAAAAGATTTCAAGGGTATCAACACCCACGCCAACCGCACGGCAATCTTTGAAAACGAGTTTTCTTGGCTTGAGAACGCCATGCCCATTGGTTCGGGAAATCTAAAGATTGTTCCGGCGCAAACTTCCGTCACAAACAGCACCGGCAACGTGGTGACATGGACCACTGCCACGACTTACTTAACGGAATCCAATATCAGCTTGGCCGATTACATTTTGTCGTTTCAAAGCAATGGCGCGGCTGAGAACTTCAACATTCTGACTTCTGTAAAAGGCACGGTTTCTGTTGCCAGCACATTTAGCGGCGCTGGCGTGCGGGCGGCTCAATGGAAAAACGAGCGCCTGCTGATTATAGACCCGGCTAAGGGTCTTTACAGTTGGGACGGCACGAACGTCGTATCCATTGGGTCTGTTGGTGTTATTGCGATCACTGCGCCGGGAACCGGTTACACAAGCGCTCCCTCAATTGCCGTTAGCGCGCCCAATAATGCAAATGGCGTCCAGGCTACTGCCCAGGTGTCCATCACGGGCGGAGGTATCTCTGGCATTACTTTGACAAACGCTGGAACAGGCTACACGGGACCGGTCACAATCACCGTCAGCGGCGGCGGCGGTTCTGGCGCTACTGCTATTGCAAGTTACATAAGCTTTGCGACTGGCACGGTTGCGATCAACGTCCAGAGCGGCGGAACGGGCTACACAACACCGGGCACAATTGCTGTAGGCATCACTGGCGGCGGCGGAAGTGGAGCAACGGCAACTGCGGTAGTCGCGGGCGGCGTTATCTTACAGATTGTGATGACCAACCTTGGCACCGGCTACACGTCTAACCCCACAATTGCGATCACGGGCGGCGGCGGCTCGGGCGCTATTGCTACGGCGGTGGCGAGCACCAATGCCAACACGGATGTGGCGACCTTTTCAGGCCGCGTTTGGGTGTCTCAGGGGCGCTCTGTTTACTACTCGGCGGCAGGCTCTTACAGCGATTTTGTAACTGTCTCTGCGGGCGTTGCCACGCTGACGGACGAGACGCTGCATGGAAACATTCAAGGGCTGCTGTCGGCCAACAACTTTCTCTACATCTTTGGCGACGATAGCATCAATGTCTTTTCTGATGTGCGCGTGCAAACCAATGGGTCCACGATATTCACCAACACCAACGTCAGCGCGTCAGTGGGCACAAAGCGGATGGGTGGCGTATATCCGTATTTCCGCAGTGTTCTGATGATGAACGACTACGGTATCTACGCAATTGTCGGTTCGACCACGACTAAGCTGTCAGATGCGTTGGATGGCATATTCCCGCTGATTGACTTCACGCAGCCGGTAACGGGCGGGCAGGTTTTGCTCAACAGCATCCTCTGTGCGGCGTTCAATTTTTACTACCAAGACCCAGTGCTGGGCACTCGCCCGATGCAGGCTGTGTTCTTTGACAAAAAGTGGTTTCTAACCAGCCAGGGCACTGTCAAATACGTTACCGGAGTTCCGGTAGGTGGCGTTCCGTCAATCTACGGCACAAGCGGCACTTCTTTGGTAAAACTATACCAGGACAGCACAACCAGCATTTCGTCCAACGTGCAAAGTGCATTGTGGACTATGGGCGACGTTATACGCGACAAACAGGCGCTCAAGTTTGGCATCGAAGCCACCTTGACCAATAGCGGCGTGTTCAATGTCACGGTTGATAGCCAAAGCAACTCAAGCCCAATTTACACGCTGTCCAATCAGGTGCCCTGGGTCAATTTGCTGGGAAGCGTTATTCCTTGGGTCAATAATGTATCGTCTGTTATCCCGTGGGACTTTACCAACGGCTACTACCTCTACAAGAGCGATGCCCAGCAATGGGGCAAGTATCTCGGTTTAACAATCACCTCTACTTACGGCGGTTTTGTGATAAACACGCTTGAGACAGAGCATGAACTAAGGGCGAGGTTCTAATGACACTTCCAGTCAGCGTTCCATTTACTTTTGGCAGCACAACGACGCAAAACTCGTTGGTTAGTCTCGACACCAATTTCTCGACCGTCTACACAGCCGTCAACGGAATTGGCAATGGCACAAATAGTCTTTCTAACGCGGTGTCTACTGCTACTGGCTCCACGACCTCCCGGACGTTTGGGGCGCGAGAGGCGGATGTCGTGAACGTCAAGGACTTTGGAGCGGTTGGAGATGGTGTTGCTGATGATACCACTGCAATTCAAGCCGCGTTGAACACAGGTAAGAATGTTGTTTGCCCTACAGGAACGTTCAAAGTATCAGCGCCGCTAGTTTGCACGGTTGCCGGAACATCGTTCATTGGTGCCGGTCGGTATCTGACCAAAATTCTTCAAACAACACTGACTGTCGGGATATACAGCGATGCCGGGTTGAAGGGTTGTCGTCTTGAGAAAATGACGTTGGGATATCCAACCCAAGCAACTGCCGGAACAGCAATGTTGATGACCGGGTTTTACTCCGGCGCAAATGACTTTCTGATTGACCTGCCGTTTATTGGCCTGTCAGCAACGGGCACAGCGCTAGCTTATTCAAATAGCATCGGGTTCAATGACTTTACAGTTCACAATCCAAAATCAATCGGCCTAAATCTCACTTACGCTTACAACACGAATGTAACTAACTTTTATTTATCTGCCGACGACTTGGTCAATTCCGGGCAGCAGGGTATGCTTGTGATGAACCATGGCCAAGGGCATAATATTAGCGTCGGAGAAGTTTACCAAGGCGTGATAAGCCATCTTATCAATGATATTCAATTTTGCCGGCTATTTGCAGTCTATTTTGATTCCTCGGCACAAGGCTCGTTGTTCACTAATTCATCTGCCGTCGAATCGTTTGGCACTTGGTATTCTGCGGGGCGCAGCGGAGGAGGTTACGCGGGTTGCGTGATTGGCAATTCAGGCGGGACAGACACATCGGTTGGCATTTCATTTACCGGAACTCAATTTATTAACTGCGGTGCAAGCGGCTTATTGGTGTGGCCTGGCCCGGCAAAAACTTCGTTGGCGAATTGCCAGGCCGCCGCAAATTCAGTTACGGCGGGAGCCAACGTCAAACACGGTATTGAGTTTGCAACCGGGGCATCTGATTTTTCCATTGTCAGTGGTGCAGCCGGAAACATTGGGTTCACAGGTGCGGGAACGCAGGCTTATGGAGTGTTTATCAACAGTGGATGCTCGAACTACAGCATTTTCGGGATATCGTTGATAGGCAACGGAACCGGCGCGCTGGTTGATGGGTCGGCTTCAGCGACAGGGCATATTTCACAATGCGCTGGGTATATTACCCAGAATAGTGGAACTACCACTGTTCCGATTGGTCAAACCACTGCCACTATTTCACATGGACTTCCGTTCACCCCTAATATCCAAGATATATCAGTCTCCGTGACCTCCAGCCCTGTATCCAGTAGCGTTGCTACAATCTGGGTAACGGCCGTTGGCGCCACTACTTTCCAAATTGCGACCAATGCTGCTGTGGCGGGAACCGCTTTAAGCGTTGCGTGGCAAGTAAGAAGTAAAGGATCGTGATATGAAACATAACGAACGGCTGGCCATCGCAGTCCTACGAGGCGGGCGAAGCTTTGCTGAAGCCGCTGAGATGAGCGGGATTCCTGTAAATGTGGTTATGGAGCTGTGGAAAAAAAGGCGTAGCGTAAATGGACCAAAACCTTATCAACACGCTGGTTGCCGGCTTTGGAACGATCCTCGGATGGACGCTAAAAGTCGTGTGGGATTCGATCCGCAGCCTAGAAACGGACGTAAAAAGTTTGGAGAAAGACCTTCACACCAAGTATGTTACCAAGGACGAATACCGCCAGGACATTCTGGAAATAAAGGACATCCTGGGCAAGATTTTCGATAAACTGGACCGCAAGGCGGACAAGTGAGGGTAAAATGGGTATCAATGCGTTTACGCCACTAGGCAACACGGTTGTGTTTACGGCTGCGACTACGGCTCCCGCGCCTGTGCAGGCTACGGGCCTTACGCTTGGGCCTAACCAATACCGGATTATCAACACTGGGGCCGTCACGGTGTTTCTTGGCGTGAGCATTTCCTCGGCGGGTGCCACGGCTAACGCTGTGATCGTAACATCGACTGGCGGGGCCATTCCACTGCTTGCGGGAACGGATGAGATTCTGTCCTTCCAGCCCAACGCCTACTTCACGGGCATTACTGCGAGCGGAACTGGTGCTGTTTATATCACTCCGGGCGATGGAGTGTAAGACATGTTGAAGACTGTATCCTACCCTCAAGTTGTTGGTTTCGTCACCACCTTCACATCGTCCGGCACTTACACACCTCGCGCTTCCTCAACATTTGTTCAGGTTCTTGTGATTGGTGGCGGTGGCGGTGGTGGATTTGGAGGCACTTATGCGGCGGTTGGTGGCGGGTCGGGCGGCGCCGGTGGCGGCGGTGCTGGGTGGAGTGGCAACACTTTCCGTGCAAGTGACATCGCTGCGGCATCTACTATCACTGTTGGCGCGGCTGGTGCTGCGGGCACAGCGGGGGTTACGCCATCTGGCGGCTCGTTGGCTGGGCAGGGCGGCTCAGGCGGCTCCTCGCAGTTTTACGCATATTTGCAAGCTAGTGGTGGTGGCGGCGGTGGGCCGGGTTCGGCTGCCGCAACAAGCGGCGGCGGCGGCGGGGGCGGTGCTGGACTGTCTGTCGGGGGATTTGGCACAACTACTGGCGGAGTCGGTCTACCCGCAGGCGGGGCGAGCGGTGGCACCGGGACAAGTGGAGGTGGGCCTAATGGCCCCACTTACGGTTCTGGTGGAGGCGGGTGTTCGGCGGCTGGTGTGGCGGTAAACTCCGGCAACAACTTTTTGGGCGGATCATCGGGCGGGGCTGCAGGGGGCGGGTTTACCGTGCCCGGTGTGCAGACAGCCGGCAGCATCGCCGGAGCGTCTATAGTTCCCGGCAACACATTTGGCGCTAACTTCACGCAGCCTGCGGGCACGGCTGGTGGAGGAAATGGGACTAATGCGAGTTCTCCAACAGCGACTTGGGTTCTAACAACCCCTGGCGGCTCAGGTGGCGCAGGCGGCGGTTCCGCAACAGCAGCAAATGGTGGAACGGGCGGGTTCGGTGCCTGGGGCGGCGGTGGCGCAGGTGGTGGTGCCGGTAATAGCACTGGTGGGTTTGTTGGTGGCGCTGGTGGCGCTGGCAGCATTGGGCGTGTAATCGTGGTGGAGTGGTAAAATGGCACTGAAAACAATCAGCCCTCAGCCCAGCAGCGGTGGCACTGTCACCAGCGTAAATGTCGTTGGCGGCGCAACCGGCCTGACAACCAGCGGCGGTCCTATTACAACAGCCGGCACAATTACGGTAGCGGGAACGTTGGCGGTTGCTAGCGGCGGCACTGGCGTTACAACCAGCACCGGATCAGGCAATGCTGTTCTGTCAATTAGCCCGACCCTGGCAACCCCTGCGCTGGGGACGCCGACTTCGGTGGTATTGACTAATGCAACCGGATTGCCGCTCACTACTGGCGTTACAGGCACTCTTTCTGCAGCCAATGGTGGAACTGGCGTCACGTCTTCAACGGGCACCGGTTCGGTTGTGCTGTCGGACAGCCCAACCTTGACAGGGACGCTAGCGGCTGCGGCGCTTGTGATGACTGGTCTAGCAAAGCTGGGGACAACAATTGCTCAGTCGGCTCCATCTGCTACGAATATTGTGCCCACCGCTGTAGCGGTGATTGGCGGTTCCGGAGGAAATCAGCTTTCTATAGGCCAATATTCTAACTTTGCTATGTGGCTACAAGCCTCATACACTAACCCGACGACCGCTGTATATAACTTAGTGCTGAACCCGCTCGGGGGAAACGTGGGTATAGGCACGGCTACTCCCACAGCCCTGCTGGATGTTCAATCAACAACGTCTGGCGTTCGCTTTCCAAATATGACCTCGACGCAGAAAAACGCCATATCAAGCCCGCAAGCCGGAACGGTTGTCTTTGACACCACATTGACCAAGCTAGCTGTTTATAGCGGTGCTGCGTGGCAAACTATAACTTCAGTCTAGCAAGCCATGAACTTTGACCAACTCAGCGCGGTAGAGTTTGGCAACGCGGATAGCCTAAAGGGCTTTTTGTTTGAGAACGGCTTGCAACACGTTTTATTCAGGAACACTTTCTTCGATCAGGGGTTAGCCGTTCCCGCCTATCCGATCATGGATGCCGACACTGATAATCTTGATGACTGGTTGCAGGCACATCAGGTAGAACATCAAGCATTCGCCGGCCTAACAAACCTAAACAACCCGTTTAACATGTTGGATGTGAACTTCAACAACGAGGGTTCCTTCTATGATTGGCTTGCGGAGCATTTGCTGATTCACCAGCAGATTGCGGCAGTGTTAGGAGTTTCTTGATGCCCAGAACGGCAGAGGCGCAGCCCAAGGAACGCGGGGCAGGCAAAGACCTGATGCGTGTAATGGCGCGTCAACGTGGTCAGGCTCCCGTTTCCAAGCCACAATCTCCGTTTGAGATTATCAAAGCCACCATGGAAAAGCAGGCCCCTCCGGCAGAAGCGGCTAAATATGTCGCTGCAATTGCTGCAATGGCCAAAAAGGGTGCCTGCAAGCCTTTACAGATCGGGAATACGGTGTTTTTGCTGTTTCCCAAGGGTCCGGGCGTGTTTGAGTTTCATACCGCGACCACTGAGCCGGCTGATGTCCTTGTTGATCGGTTCAAGGCGGGGGTTAAGGCTGCAAAGCAGCTTGGTGCCAAGCAACTGTATTCCTATTTTACCGACCCTTCGTTTTTGCGGATTGCGGAAATGAGCGGGTTGCAGGCAAAAATAACCCAGTCGCAACAGATGGTTAAGGGCGGTATGCGCCCGGCCTACAAGGTTGAGGTGACTGTATAATGCCCGTACTTGTTCCCGTTATTGCTTTTTTGGCTGAAGCGGCTGGTGTAGCGGCGGAGATTGGCGGCGTTGTTGCCGGAGCTTTAGGCGGTGAAGCTGCTGCCGCTGCGGCAATATTGGCGCCGACGGCTGCTGCAGCTGAGGCTGCTGCTTCAACTCTGGCGACAATCACTATGGTTGCCGACGCTGCCACAGGCGCGATTATTGGCGCTGGTTCGGGCGCTCTTGGCGCTGCCGTTCAAGGTGGTGACCTCGGGCAGGGCGCTCTCGGAGGTGCTGTTGGCGGGCTTGTTGGCGGGGCTATTGGTCCTGGCGTTAAAAATTTAGTCGGCGGGTATATCACTCCCGAATTGAGTGGGTTGGGTGACACAGCCTCCAAAGCTTTGAGTTCGGGTCTAACCCGCGGCGTTACTGGGGCAGCATCGGGCGCGGCAGGTGCCGGGGCTACGGGTAGGGACGTGCTTAGAGGCGCAGAATTTGGTGGCTTGAGTGGGGCGGCTAGCGGTCTGGCGTCCAGTTTGTATGCCTCGGGTTCTGGCGATGCCCCTAATTCTACGGGAAGCAAGTTTGCCGGCAGTCTGGCTAGTAACCTGGCTACTGGCGCGGCATTCCCGTCTGGCGGTTCATTCCCGTCCGGTGGCGGCGTGTCGGCAACAGGCGCGGGGGCTATTCCTACGGCATCGACTGCTGCTTTGGCACAGGGCTTGAGTTTGTCGCCAGATTTGTCTTACCAGCCTGGCGGAACGTATTTTGGTTCTTCCGATACTGGCCAGTCTAATCGTAATGTGTGGAACTCCGCCTCCCTGCGGCAAAAAGATGGGTCTGGAGCTTAGTTATGGCAAGTCTGGCAAGGGCTTTGAAAACCGACATTATGGCTGACTTGGACCTCAAGGGTCTGGCTCAGATACTAAAGTCGCGTGGCCGTAAGGGCGATACAATCCTTGCGCATATCTCTCCGGCGGAGGCAAAACTGCTGAAGAAGCGCGGTGGATCGGGCAAGAGCAACCCGGAAACTGGTCTGCCTGAGTTTGCGCTTGAGAGTGATCCGGACTCCTTTTCGCAATCTTTTGCACAGCCTGCTTATGTGCCCCCTAGCACGTCTCAAGGGATGGACACTTACGAACCCGGACCTCGGCAACTCGCACCAACATCTGCGTCCGACGCCGCTCAGTACCAAGGAAATCAGGCTTTTCCGCAAGCGACACAAGATTATGTGCCTCAGTTTACACCGCCAGTCGGCGGCGGAGGCAGCAATGCGACAACGGTGGTTCCAACCGCTGCTCCAACTACGGTAGGCGCTCCACAGCCACTTGCGACTTCTGAGGCAACTCAGCCCGCAACTCAGCCCGCAACTCAGACTAAGCCGCCGCCGCCGGAAAGCACTTTTGATAAAGCACTCAAGGCACTGCAAGACCCGTCTAACCTACTCAAGTTAGGGCTTGGAGGTCTTGGCGTTGGCATGGGAATGCAACAGTCTGCGGGAGCGCGTAAACAAGCGGCGGATGCCCAAGCGCAATACGCCAAACTAGGCCAGCCCTTCCAGGCTCAGGGCAATGAGATGATGCGCGCCGCACAGGCGGGGGAGCTTTCTCCGCAATCGCGTCAGGCTTTCCAAGCGGCGCAGGCTCAAAGCGCACAGCAAACAGCAAACCAGGGCGGCGTAGGGCAGCAACAGGCGGCAACCCAGCTTGGTGCCCTCTACAGCAAGCTCCTTGAGAACCAGAACACCTTGGGCCTCAGCCTTGTCCAAGTAGGCGACACCTATGCCGCACAGGGCATTCAGGCCGGATTGCAAGCTAACCAGCAGTTGCAGTCCATGACGGCCAATTATTATTCTACTCTGGCGCGTATGCTGGTTCCGTCCATGGCTGGCACAGCAACTCCAGGGAAACCAGTGTAATGGGAGACACTCTTACATCCAGGGTTTTGGACCCTGCGGTCGGCGGCTTTAGCAATCCACTAAACCTGACCGGCAAAACTGCGGCACCGCCCACTATGCCGCCCATGCCAACAAGCGTATCCGGCGCATTACAGCAAGGTTTTGGGGCTGACATTGATCTTGGCCGCGCTCAATCCGCGCAAAGGCAAACTACGCTAGCCGGTGAGCAAAAGGTGTTGGAAGAAAAGGCCAAAGCCGACGATGCGGCTTATGAGCCGGTCAAGCAAATGACAGTTCCCAAGTTTGTCCCGACCCAAGAGACAGCAACGGACCTTGCCGGGCTGTTTGGTATGCTGGGCGTGCTGGGCACTGCTATGGGCGGCAAGGGCAAGGCGCATGGTATGGACGCTATGTCGGCTATGACCGGCATGATGACCGGCTATACGCAAGGCCGCAAAGACCTATACGAAAATGAACTCAGCAAGTTTAACGCTGCCAACGAGCAGTTTAAGAACGAGCTGAGTATGCGGATGAGCGCCTACAACGCGGTCCTGAAGAAAAACCAAACGAACGTCGATGCCTCTTTGAAGGGCGTTGCTTTGCTGGCAACCCAGTTTGACGATCAAGTCACTTTGGCGGCTGCTAAAAGCGGTATCTACAGCAAGATGTTGTCCGTTCTCCAGGCTCAACAGCAGCTTGGTCAGCAGCATACAAATTCGCTAGATTTGCTAAAGAAAAAACACGAATACGACGAAGCAATTGAAGCAAAAAGATTAGAGACGGCGCGTGCGCAGCACGTTAATCTCAGGAAAGAACAAGAGGGTGATTGGGTTCGGCAGCAGGGTCCGGACGCAATGGTAATTTATTCTCAATTTGGCATTCCCGTGACTAAAGTGGCGGCGGAAAAAATTGGAGCTGCTTCAATTGCCATTGGTGAGGGGCTTTCTATTATTGACGAAGTTAACAAACTGCCGGAAAATATGGGCCGAAGCGGGCAGGTTAAGTCGTTTTTAGAAAGGTATATTACATCTTGGACCGCTAATGTGAGGGATGGGAAAGAACCGGAGCCGTCGTCTGAATTATCTGCTGACGAAAAAAAGGCATTGAGCAGCGACCAGGGCGCTCAGGACGCTTTGATTTTTGCCAAGCGGTATGCTTCTTATCTTGTCAAATACGAACAATCTTTGGCTGGGGGGAGTAGGGGGTTTACCGTTTCTTTCCAGAACAGGTTTAACGCGCTGATGGCGCAGGGCCAGTTCACCCGAGCCGGCATGATAAAGCTTCTTGGAGAGCACGTTAAAGAATTGTCTTCAGCCGCGGTGACTCCCGGTATTCCAAACTTGGATTTCGCCAAGCTGGCAGAGATGTCAATTCAGCGTAAAGACCAGTCGTCTTCCCCCGATGTTGCTGGGAGTGCCGCGAGAGGCTATGCGCTGGCCTTTCCAAAAGGTGGCGCTGCGGGCGGCGCAGGTTCGCAAACGCAGGATTCCCCACCGGCGGCGTACCCAAGCGCGAAAAAAGCGCTCGACGGAAAGTGGTATATTTCTGATCCGAATCGTACAGGCAAATACTTAGAGGTGCCCTGATGCCCACTCCCGTAGATTTCGACCCGTTTGCCCAGAAGCCTACTCCCGTAGATCACGACCCGTTTGCCAAAGCCCCGGCATCCCCTGACTATGATCCGTCTATTGTTATGTTTGGCGGGACAGGTGGCGGCTTTGATCCGCAGGCTTCTCAGTCTCTTGTCAAAGGCGCGGGGGCTGCCGCTAAGGGCTTGGTAGGTGGAGTGGCCGGGCTTTTACCCAATGAATGGGGCGGCGATTGGGGGCGTAGAATTTCCCAACAGGCGGAAGACGATTTTAAGGAAGCCTCCAAGGCAGACCCGGTTGCTTCGCGTGTTGGCTATTGGGGGTTAGAGGCGGCTCCTGCGCTTCTTACCAAAGGTCGCTCGCTTACAACGCAAGGGTTGTCTTTGGGCACAAGAATGATTGAAGGGGCGCAAACCGGGGCCGTTGTCGGCGCTGGATATGGCGCTTTGTCTCCAAGCACTCAAGAAAGTTATTCCAAGCGTTTGAAAGAGAAAGGCCTTGATGCACTTGTCGGCGGCACTCTTGGCGGCTTACTAACGGGAGGGCTTCCTTTAATTGGGGCTGCCGGGGGGGCCATTGCCAATTACTTAGCTACAGCACTTGGGCGGAAAGCCACTAAGGCTGAGCTTGCACTAGTGGAAAAAGCAAAAGATTTGGCGGAAGGTAAAATCTCCGATTTGTCAGCCGAAGAAAAGCGCCTTGCGCAACACATGCGCGATACCATGGAACAAAAAGGAATAGTGGCCGGCGAGTTAGATAGGGTTCATCCCGAAGACCTTGTTGCTAGACAGCAAGCCGCCAAAGCCACGGGATTGCCTAGCCCGACTACGGGCGATCAAATTGCGGCTGGCACACACGTTGAAGGGCAGTTGCGTCCGTTGGCAGAAACGGCGCTTGCAAGGGCGGAGGCAATTCAAGCCGCAGAGGGTGGCAAGCCGTTCCGTAAATATCTTGAAGTCGCTAACAAAAAGCAGGCTATTCAACCGTTTGGCTTGTCCCCCGAAGGTAAGGCCCTTGAAGGTGAACTAGAAAACATCATTCAGGGCGGCTCTAAAGACCTCAAGAATGTCAGCGCCGACGAAGCGGCTACCGCCAAAAGATTGCTAGACGCGCTTTATCCTAAATCCGCAGGGCCAGTCCCCAATATTGATCCGGAGCTTGCCGCCCAATTGCAAGCTTTTGGTGCGTTGCCTAAATCCGAAGCGGGCCGTCAGGTTGACTTCAGTCTAGTTGAACGTGAACTCCGGCATTTGCGTGATTTGCAGCAAAAGAAAGCCATTGAAGCATTCACTGGCGTTCAACGGGCGGAAACAAAAGGGATAGCTGACCGCCTTGAAAACGCAATGAAGGCTTGGGTTGGCAAGGACAACTACGCTCGACCGGATTACGCAGCCGCCTCCAAGGAATACAACCTTTGGAAAACCCAGTTTGGTGAAAAACTAACCGGCAAACAAGAAATTCCCTATTCGCTTGAAGGTGGCGTTTACGTTGCGCCTGAAAGCCAGTTGGGCCAGCATGTGTTTCGAGACAAAGATACGGTTGGCTTTGCCCAAAGATTGATGGGGGAGGCGCAGGTTAATTCACTTGCTGAGCAGCACGCCGTTGACCAGTTGAAGGGCCTAAAGGGAGAAGCAGCCCGCGATTGGTTGGACAGTTCTAAGAACACTTTTATTGATGCGGTGCCGGGATTGCGCGGCAAGCTGAGCTCTTACGTCCAAAAGATAGAGCGACATGAGGTTGGAGGCGCTACTCTTAAACGAGTGAAAGAAACCGCCCTTAGTGAATTAAAGGATTTGGACGCCAGCGTATCAGCTCTTTCTAGCCAAATTGGAGAAATCGGCGGGCGCAGCAAAACCCTTCAGGCGGGGGTTGATGCTATAGAAGCGGCTGGGAAAATTGCGGCTAAGGACAAAGCCCTTGGCTCCAAGGCGGTTCAAGAAGCAGCGTCTCAGTTGGTTGGAAAATTAAAAAACGAGCTTACCTTAGACCAATTTGCACAAGCGAAGCTGTTGGTTGATAAACTTGAGGCAGCCATTGCAAAGAGGAATAAGGCAAGGGTGGTTGTTGGCGGGACGGCGGCGGGCGCGGCATCAGCTTTGGGCGGCGGGGCTTTGTTTGGCTATGCGGCTAGAAACACTGCGTCATCAATGCTTGGCGATCGATAGGGGACTAATCATGGCCAAAAAACAACGCGGGCTTAATCCTGACTTGGAAGACGCTATCAACAAGCTACTCCGGCAGGTGATGGAAGACCCGGAGGCAAGCTTGACTGACAAGACCAAGGTCATTGACCGTGCGTTGCATCTGGAAAAAATTAAGCAGCGAGTTTCTGAGGAAGACTTCGGATCGGGCTTCTTAAGCGGTGACGAGGAGCAATAAACTATGTACGGTGTTTTCGCGTTTAACTTAGGGGGCACCTATGGACACCGTCTGGCTACGAATCGTGCGTATTGCTTTGCAGGTCATCAGCGACCGGGTTCTTACTATCCTGTCTCTCTGCATGACCTTTGTGCTGTCGTGCTGGGTTATGAAAGAACCGACGTACGAGCGCATTGTTATGGCGGCGTTTTTCGGGGCGGTGATATTCGTCCCATCACTCTGGAAGGAAAAGAAACGTGAAGGACAGCAGCAACAAGCTCTTGAAGACTGATACCGCACGGGCGTCGGTCTCATCGCGCTCGCAGATTCCGCAAGACAAATACGGCATGGGCACAGTCTGGCACCAGGGCGAGGGTATGCCGCCGGGCGGGTTCCGTTCGGTGTTTAGCTTTCGCAACGGGCCAAACGATACCAAAAACAGCCCGACTACCAAGCCCGGCAAAAGAATCTACTGATTGCAACGCAATAGGAGGTTAGGATGGTTGAAGTGGTGCGGATTTGGAGCGAGATGCTCTCGTTTTCGGAAGTGGCCGTTGAAGAAGTTATCGCCGACGTTCAAGCGGTGGTTGAAGCCGTTGTCGCGGATGTGGAATTGGTTGTTAATCCCGCCCCCGAGGAAGAACCGCCGCCGATAGACATGGCGTAAGTGACATGCCATCTCTTTCTGTATCTCGTGGCGAGAAACTTTCCACAAAATCCGGTGCCGGCCTTACGGCTAAAGGGCGGGCTAAATACAACAGCGCCACAGGCAGCAATCTAAAGGCTCCTGCGCCTCACCCCAAAACTGACAAAGATGCAGGCCGAAAGGCTTCTTTCTGCGCTAGGATGAAAGGCGTTGTGAAGAAAGCCAACGGCCCGGCAGAACGTGCCAAAGCTAGCCTTAAAAGATGGAATTGCAAGTAAGGATGTCTCGATGAACTACTTGGTATTGCTGGGCGCATTGCTGCCGGCTTTTGCGTTGGCTGAATCGTTCAAGATGTGCACGGGCGAGTTTGCTCTATGCGCGGCCAGCGGCGCTACGCTGACGGGCAAGACAATCACCGTGAACGGCAACACTTTCCCCGAGGTAGTGGCTGTTTGCCCGGTGCTACGCGGCCCGGCGATTGCTGACGTTACAGGCGGAAACATGCAGGGAAGCTGCAACCCGCCCGGCAAGAACCAAGTCTGGTCTCTCTACCAAGTCCGCAAGCATATCCCGCAAGCGCCCGACTGGCAGCACGACACGATTGCGCCTTACAGGATTTTCGTTACCAGCCAGACGGCTCCAATGAGCAACCTGTTTAGCTTTTCCTGCACTAAGTCTGCGGTGGTGAACGGCCAGCAGCTCGCCAACTGTTACGGCCCGTCCAACGAGAATCTTGGCGGTGAGGCAGTGCCGGTTGGAACGAGTATTATCACGCAGGCTCCCGTTGGGGCTGCTTACCCGGTCGGAGGGCCTCTCCCATAATGTTACTCGCCCTTCTTCCACTGATAGCCCAATTCGGCCCCATGCTGGCTAGCTGGCTTGGCGGTCCGCGTGATGGTGCCATTGCTGCGCGGGTGGGTGCGGCGGTCACTGCGGTTACAGGCGTTGTAACTGGCACGTCAGACTCGACTGCAACGGCCATGGCGGCGCTTGCTGGCAAGCCAGAACTTGCGGCGCAACTGACGCAGCGGTTGGCAGAAATCCATGCCGAGGAAGTGCAATCGCAGACGGCGGCGATCACTGCGCAAGTGTTGGCGTCCGCCCAATCTCAGGCCGATGCGCGGTCCTACAGCCTGGGTCTGGTCAAGGCCGGATCGTCAATGGCATGGGGAGCGCCGTTACTGTCGGCAATCATCCTAGTGTCGTTTGGAATAATGCTGTGGGTGGTGCTGACCCGCGTGGTGCCGGCTGGTTCGGAACCGCTGGCCAATGTTCTGCTGGGAACGCTGGCGGCAATGGCAACGCAGGTGGCGAACTATTGGCTGGGATCGTCGGCGGGTAGTTCTGCGAAGAACGAGACAATCGCGTCGGCTGCATCTGCCCTTGCTACGTCATCGCCCGGAGGGGCGGCTCAGCGCCCTTTGTCTCTATGAGTGCCATTGCTATGGCGGCGCGTTTGATTCGGCAATGCGAGGGTTGCGTTCTGACCCCGTATGCTGACACGGGCGGGACTTGGACAATTGGCGTTGGGTCTATCCATGATCTGGCCGGCAACCGGGTGACAGCCAACACCCCGCCGATTACCCAGCAGGATGCCGACGATCTGATGATGGCGGAGTTGACGCCAACTGCCGCCCGTGTCGACGCGCTGGTGACGGTGCCGGTCACAAACAACCAGAAGGCGGCGCTCTATTCGTTTTCCTACAACGAGGGCGTCAACGCGCTGGGCAAATCAACGCTGTTGAGGCTGCTCAACGCGGGCGATGCTGCCGGCGCCGCGGCTCACTTTGCCGACTGGAATATCGTCGCCGGCAAGGTAAGCAAAGGGCTGGTCAACCGGCGTGCATTGGAGGCGGCGGTATTTTTGGGGCGGGTAACGCCCTAGCCGGCGCCGGGTTGGCCTCGTGCCATTGCGCCGCGCGCTCGATCCATTCCGCGCTCTGCGTCGGTCATAGCTTCAGGGCCTCCCGTGCGTTCTCGACGAACGTGTCGTAAGCGCCTTCAAAATCTCTGAGCCTTCCATCGGCATGCGACATTTCATACGTGGTTTTCTGTTTGGCCATGCCGTTCAATACCTCCCGCAAATCCTCCCGCCTCACGGTCACGAAATAGGGGTTGGCGATACCTGCCTGATGATCCAGTGCGGCTTTGAGACTTTTATTCCGATCCTCGATCAAATGCTCGTCGTCCTCGATGCGCTCTTTCAGCCGCGCAATCTCGGCATTGGCGGCAGTGAGTTGGGCGTCAAGTTGGTGGAACGCATGGGCATCGCCGTCCCGCAGCGCGGCCATGTTCACCACTTCCAACCGCAACAGATCAAGCCTGAAATTGGCGACGGAAAGCTCCGCCTGTAACGCCTCAACCTCCGTGAACGTTGGGACGGGGCCAAGGATGCGATGGTCGTCATAAGTTAAATCTTGAATGGTTTCGTAATTAGCGCCGACTAGCCATTTTTGATAGACCATATCCCAAAAATACGGGCTCTCCCCGTGTGGCGTATCTTGATACCACCACCCGCTAACGGTCGGGTCGAAGGGCTGGCACGTCGCGGGCTGCTCGGGGTCAGACATTGCCTGGTCGCCGGTTTTCCATTCTTTTGTCACGTCCGTTCCTCCTCCTGTTCGATCTTAACACACGCCTCAACCGGCAGCCAGACCCATTGCGGGCTGGCCTTGTCGATCCACCGGATGCGGTATTTGCCGTTGAGCACCTGCACCACCCGGACCGCTACGAGGTCGCCGGCAAAGGCGGTCACGAGGCAACGCCGATATGGGCCATCACACCGCGCAAGCTTTCCGCAAGCGGCGGCGGTTTGTCGTGGTTGCTTTGCGCTTTGACAACGGTTTCTTTCGTCAGATGCGCAATCATCGACATAGTGGCGATCTCAGCAACAACCTTGCGCTGCACATCGGCGGGCAGATCGTTAGCGCGGTTCAAGCTGTTCGCCATCGTTTTGGACGCATTGCGCGCGGTGTGGCGCATTTTCCGCCGCGCGTTGCTGCCGATCAGCCCGGTCTCTGTGGCTGCCAGGCGCTTGTATCCGACCCGGACGACGTTTCCAAATATCGCGCCGCTGTCGGTGTTGAGCTGGCGCATCGCGGCAAACAGTAGGTAGCGCCGGCGCCGGACATCCGAACCAATCGCGGCGGAAAGCGTGTCGTATCCAATCACCGAGCCAATGGCGGTTTTGGCCAGCACGGCGGCAAGGGCCGCGATGTCCGATTCGTTGGAGACTGATGAAATGAAGGGCATGGGGTGTCCTGTGCTGTGCTGTGGGGTGCCGTGCTGTGAAGTGACGTGCCGTGCGGTGCTGTTGCAGCTACGCCGCGTTCTTACGGTTATCCGTCCATTTGATCGCGTCGATCTTGTAGCGTCCGCCGAAACCGCCGCCTTTGTTGCCGGGGCGGTTTTGGCCGATGCCGATAAACATACCGGCGAGGTCAACCATTTCGGCGAACACGTCCTTGGTGATGATCGGATCAACAATCATCACGTTGAAATTCGTTACCCAGCCTTGCGGGATGCGCGGAAAACGGCGAGTGACGCGCTTTCCAGATCCACGCACGCCATCAGCGTTGGCACTGATCGCAATGCAGTTGATGGTTTCCGGGTCGATGTTGAGCGGCAGGTTTCCGTAAAAGATCAGGCCGGACGCAAACTTGGCGGTCCATGTGGCTTTGCCCTGCCCTGGGATTTGGCGCTTGCTGTATTGCGCGCCGGCGATGATGGACTGGTGAAGCGCCATCTGCGGAATAACGACGGTTTTGGTTTTGCCGATCGTATCGACGTGCATTTTGTGCATCCAGGTTCGGATATCGAAATCGTCGTGGTTTTCGCCGGCCAGCTTCGGCTCGGTGTGCTGGCGGGATTGAAACATGTCGGAAAAGCCGGTGAGGGTGACGTTGGCGATTGAGGCGTTCATGGGGAGTGTTCCTGTGCGGTGTGGTGGCGTGCGGTGGTGTGCAGTGGCGTGCGGTGCGGTGTTGTGGCGTTTACCCGCCGTTGCCGGCGAATTGCGGTGATTTCGTCCACCTAATCGGCGTCGGCAGCGGCGGCGAGATCGTATTCCAGTTTGTCAAGAAACTGCTTAGCGGTGCGTTTCGGCGGCTCGGGGTCAGACATTGTAAACTCCTACTAAATAATCACCTTTGCCTTCTTCTTCGCGAAGTTGGCCGTCTAGGTTGTGTTGCCCGGCGCAGCACCGGAACCAGTAATTCCCAGGTTCGCCGCGCACAATTCGGATACCAGCTTTTTCCTGCCGTTTGCCGTCCCAGCTTTCGCACAGCATGTCGTCGTCAACACGAATGCGGAGGCCGGCTCGCATCTGCGACATACGAGCGTAAGGAGTGCCAAGGGCGTCAGACATCGGGGTCATTACTTCGGCTCCTTATTGTTGATCGTCAGGTTGATTGTAACAAATGGGTGGCTATCCAGAAACCAGCCGGCAACGAACCGATATAAAAACAAATAACCAAAGAATGCTCCGATAATGCCCATGATGTCGCTTGCCGTCATCCCCGTTCCTCCGCTTCGAGTTCACTGAGTTTTTCGCTAACCGCCATAATTAGCCGCGTGAAATCTTGTTGTGGACTGCAAAATAATTTCTCAACCGCCTTCCGCAGCGCATCGTATTTGCTCGGCGGGCGTTGGGCGGCTAGGAGGGCATCGACGGATGCCATAAGCGACCTAGTGCCGTCCACCAATTGATCTGTGGTGAATATCACTGGGGTTCCTCCAGCAGGCCGCCCTCAAAGATGTAGGTGCCGATATGTGCCAGCTTTACCCATGGTGCTGCATGGATTTTACCGCCGGCCTCACGCCACTTGAAGCAGAAGTGATAGTCCTCACTCAGCAGCCGGTTGCTGGCAGCGTCAATGCTGGTGCTGAAGAACTCATGAATTTTCTCCGCCCCCATGTTGCCGGCCAGGTCGCCAACATCGTTGGTGTAAGACGGCACCAGCCCGATCATCTTTTCAAAGACAGCCCGCTTGATAAGCATACAACCAGTGCCGCCCGCCATAATCTCAAACGGCTTATTCTGCGCGACAGTCACCTCACGGGCGTCTTCCAGCAGGTTCAAGACAAAGCTGGCAGTGTGCTTTTTAAGCTGGTCCACCGGGACGCCCGATTTTACTGCCCGCTCCACCATATTCCAGTTGATCTCTTTTTTAGGATAAATCCCACACAGAACGTCAACGTCGGCTTGGACCATTGCGGCAATGTGTTCTGCTTCAAAGCGGATGTCTGCGTCGATAAACAGCAGGTGGCTCGCCTCGGTCTTTAGAAACTGGTGAGCGATCGCGTTCCGGGCGCGTGTAATGAGGCTTTCGTTGAAAACGAAGCTACTCATGAAAGACCAGCCTAGCGAGGAAAACCCGGCTTGTAGTTTGCAGACGCTTTGCATGAAAAAGCCGGTCGTCATGCCGCCATACATCGGCGTTCCGAGCATCACAAACGGCGTTTGCTTCTTTTTGGCTTTAGTCGGTCCCTTTGGCATTGTTCGTTCCCCTCAGTAGCGGCAGGAAGTCGTCTAACCGCATAATAATGATATTCTCTCGCCTGTCCGCCCGAGCTATCACCAGCGGCGTTTGGCCGGGTTTGGCTGTCTTGGTGGCTTGGTCAAGCCAATCATAAACGGCAATTCCAGCGCGCCTCTTGCATTCCACGAGGTAGCCGGGGAGGTCTATGTCCCCCCCGCCGTCCCGTGTTTGCGATAGATTGCGCTCGGTATCATCACCAAAAACGTCCCTAAGAACACGGACAATCTCCCGTTCATAAACAGCGCCTTTGGTGCGTTGGGACTTTCCCATTAAAACGGTACGTCGTCGTCAAAAGCGGAAATTTCCTTGGGCTTGTAGGTTTCTGCGTTTTCCTTGCGCGGACCCGGCTTGAAGTTGTCAATCTTGAGGCTCAAGAAAAGGCCGTTCGCGCCGTGCCGGTTCCAAAACCCAATCTTGAGTTCCTTGCCCTTGGGATAATCTTCGTCCAAAACCAACAACCCCTCCCAATCAGGGGCTTTTTCGTGCTTTTTGTGCTCGTTCTTGAAAGCAATCCCGTAGCCGGGTTGCGGCGGTGTATTAAGTTTCATTGTTTCACCTGTGAGATTTGGTCGCTGGTCATGAGTTCAAAAATAGGCCGGTTAGCCGCAAACAACTCCTGCACCGTGGCTTGCTTGCTTTCATCGCTCAGCTTGCCGGACGATTGAATGCGGTCCACCAGCGCGTTGTAACCTTCCACCCAATCGTTCATATGCGCGTGGATTGCGTGTTTTTTGCCGTTCGGCATTAGTAGTTGGTGCCCGTCCTCCTCCTCTTCTTCGTCAACGGCAATTGCAATGGCAGGCACCGGGCTTGGTGAGAAGCTTTCGACCTCCTCATCCGTGTAAGTGCCGACAACGCAGCCCGGATAGACCGTGCGGATGCCTTCGGAGACGCAACGCGAGCGCAGCATCGCCCGAGGGTATTTGTTCCAGTTATCTTTGCCGGCAAGCCCGATAGCGTGCGCCTGCTTCATCGTCCAAGTCAGTTCGAGCGAACCGCCCTGGGGATGGCTAAACACCCCGGTGACTTGCTGATCGGTGTAGGTTTTCCACTCGACCTTGCCGCCGGCAGCCTGGAAGCGTGCCAGCATCGCATCGGCTTTGAGCGTAGGCCGGCCCTGGATAACATGGTAGTCGCGTGCCGCGATTGCCGGATGCAGCCCTTCGCCTTGGGCGATAAGCATCAACGCCAGCGCTTGATCCTCGGTTTTAATCCCGAAAAGTCCGCTTTTAGCCACGGCAGACGCCATTTGACGCATCTCAGAGACAGGTATCAGTGCGTTACTCATCTGGGTTCACCTTCTTCATGGCCGCCTGAAACACGGTCTCAGCGCCGACATATTCGCCAGAGATGGCCGAAGCGACGAAATTAAGCACTTCCTCCACCGTCGCGGCGCCAATTCCCGGCAGTTCTTTCAACCGCGCTACGGTTTCCTCAGACACTTCGCCCAGCATCACGGCCTCGCCGTACTCCACCATCAAAGCCCTCTTGGCGCGGTACGACATAGGCGTTTCGGCTACGTAGATCTCTGCCCAATTAGACATTGCATGCCCCTATTTAATCAGCATCCGGCGACTGCCGGCGCGTTCCATGATAAACCTATCGTACGTATCGGGCAGTTGCGCCTTAAACGTTCCGACATCAAAGGCTTGCGTAGATTTAGCGGCTTTCCAAGTCACCAGCGTTTTGCCGTCAATCGTCCTGATTTCGCTGGCATTCCCCATGGAAAGTGCCAGGTAAGTGCCGATTTCCTCCTCTTGGTTTTCTAAGAACTTGCGCTGGGCCTTTATCTGCTTAACCTGCTGCACCAGGCTTTCACATTGGGCACTCGCCAGCACATAATCCCCGTTGTCTTGCGGCCAGATTAGGCGAGCGTCGTTCCCGCTTTTAGGGTCGGGCAGGGTGCCCTGGACAACATGCGCCCATAGCGTCGCGTAGTACTTTATATGGTCCTGCTTCATTTCGTCGCTTACGGCGATGCGGAATGTGCGGAAGTGCTGGCCGCCAAACAAAACCGCCAGATAGATGATGCTGACATGGGCCACGCAGGCCTCATGGATGCACTGCGCCATATCGGCGGGGGGAACCCTGACCGTCTCACCTTCCTCGCTAAACCGCACCGCCGCCGCCGCATTGTAGTTTTTGATCTCCACCAGAACGGTGTTGTCCTCCGAAATATAATCAAAGTGCGATTTCAGCCATTGCTCGGTCGGGTGGCTTAGGGCCACGTCAAGCTGCTTCAAGCGTATTTCGTGCTTATCCTCAAACAGCCGGGCGATTTTTGGCTGAAGGAAAAGGCCCATACGCATAGCCTCTTGCTGACGTTTCGGCAGTTCCCATGTCGGGTTGCGCGTCCTCTTGCCCTGCTTTTCCATCACCACTTCTGCCGCCTCGCCATTGACGGCCCTGCGGCAGTCGGTAGACCACCAGCTCGTTGCGCGGGTTTCGGGGCTAAACTCTTTGTGATCAGACATGCTGGCCAGCCTCCCCAGTGTGCAAGTGCGCCCACAATTCTGTCATTAGTTCCCGCGCCTGATCCTCGGCCAGCACAATAGAGGCGTGGACCGCTCCCGTATTAACTCCGATAAAATACTTATTTTCATCGGACATGTAGACCAGGGACATCGAGGGTAGGCTTTTTAGAAATACGCAAGACGTTTCTGCGGTCATTTCTGCCTCCTTGGGTTATGAATTTTGGAAAGTGCCACGATTAACGCAGATATTGCCGAGCGCGGCCATTCTATCGCCGTGTGACAGCCATAGCCGTCGTGCTCGATCGTGCTGGAGACGTAAATCCGCTCTTGCTCGTGCTCGACCCGGAAGGTTGTCGTGCATATCCCGTCGGAGACTACGTGTTGATGGATCACATTCATGGTGTGCGTCCTTGCCGTGATTGGCTTAACCTATGTAAACCCCCCGCGTGGTCAATGCAATCCTTTTTTGTTGACGCAGGCGTAAAATGTCGGCACGGTGCGGACTGATAAACCAAAGGAGACTTCAGTTGGCAGAACCCGACACCGTTCGAATCATGGCGCGCATCCCGGTCGAAACCGGCCGATTGCTGACCGAAATTGCAGTTCAACAAGACCGCAGTCTGAGTTCCATCATCCGCCTCGCGCTCCGTCAATGGTGCGAAAGGCACGCGGAAAATGATCATTCAGCCGACTAATTGGGCGCAGCTTCAGCATTATAAAGACCGCTCTCCAATTTGGATAAAGCTGCACCGAAGCCTGCTGATAGACTTCAATTGGGTGCGCTTGCCGGTTGCTAGCAAGGCGCTAGCACCTTGCCTCTGGTTGCTAGCAAGTGAGTATCAGGACGGCCGAATAGAGGCTTCCCTCGAGGAAGTGTCATGGCGCATCTCTTTGCCTCATGATGTCATCATCGAGGGTCTCAAGGCATTGTTAGATAACGGTTTCTTCACCGTTGATAGCGTCTTGCTAGCAAGTTGCAAGCATGTTGCTATCCTAGAGAAAGAGAAAGAGAAAGAACTAGAGAAAGAGAAAGAACTAGAGAAAGAGAAAGAGAA